ATATTGAGGAGTTCATTCACGCAAAGCAAAACCGCACAGAGCTTACAGCCTTCAACATCTCTATTGGCATCACTGACAAGTTTATGGAAGCTGTGGTGGCTGGTGAGATGTTCGACCTAGTGTTTGAGGGTCGTAGGTTTAAAGAGATTCATGCTCCCACCCTGTGGGAAATGATTATGCGCTCAACATGGGACTGGGCTGAACCGGGGGTATTGTTCATTGATCGCATTAATAGTGCTAATAATCTGTATTACTGTGAATACATCGCTGCTACAAACCCATGTGGAGAGCAACCGCTTCCACCTAATGGGGCCTGTCTATTGGGTTCATTTAACCTTACTAAGTACGTTGACCTTGATGATGCTGGGACTAGGAGCTTTGATTATCCACAGCTTCTTCTAGACATTCCTCATGTAGTGAGGGCTATGGATAACATCCACGACAACACTGTCTTCCCTCTAGAGCAGCAAGCAGAGGAGAGTCGGCTTAAACGGAGGATGGGGTTGGGGTTCACGGGGCTGGCTAATGCCATTGAAGCCCTTGGCTTCCCGTATGGCTCTGAACGGTTCCTGTCAGTGCAGGAAGACATCCAACGGTGTCTGCGGAATGAGGTGTACCGAGCCTCCGTGACCCTAGCTAAAGAGAAGGGTGCCTTTCCTCTATTCGATAAGGAGAAGTATCTTGCGGCTGAGTTCATCAAAACCCTCCCAGATGCTATCCGTGACGGTATCGCTGAGGTTGGTATTCGTAACAGCCACCTCCTGAGCTTTGCTCCGACAGGAACCATCTCTCTGACAGCGGACAACGTATCCGGGGGCATTGAGCCTGTCTTCAGCCACGCATATGACCGTCAGGTGTTGGTTGATGGTGTAACTACTATTGAGGCTGTAGAAGATTATGCATATCGAGAATGGGGTATCAAAGGAAGGACTGCTGATGAATGCACTGCTGGTGAACACCTGGCGGTGCTTGCTCTTGCCACTAAGTATGTTGATTCCGCCGTAAGTAAGACAATCAACGTGTCACCAAACATGCCCTGGGAGGAGTTCAAGGCCATCTATGTTGAGGCTTGGAGGCTTGGATGCAAAGGCTGTACCACGTTTAATAGTGGTGGAAAGCGATTTGGTATCCTAGGGGCTTCCATTAGCACAGAGGGGGTAGAAGAGCCTGAAGTGGCGGGTGGTGCTTGTTATATCAGCTCAGAGACAGGACAACGCGAATGCAGTTAAAATATTGTCCGGGGTGTGACCAAGATCTAGACCGGACAAACTTCAGTAAAAATGCTGGGGCCAAGGACGGCCTACAGCATCATTGTAAGACCTGCCGGAAGGAGATCAATAAGAACTATTTAGCACGACACCCCCACAAGGTTGCTGAACTTAAGGAGTATAGCAAAAAGTGGTGGAGTGAGCAGAGTCCTCGGTACAGAAAGTCACGGAAGCTGGTCAAGTATGGGCTCTCTATAGAGGAGTTTGAATATATGTTGGAGGATCAAGGAGGGTTGTGTCAGATCTGCCAGCAAGAAATGACGCCCCCTGTGGTGGACCATGACCATGCCACTGGGGTGGTTCGTGGGCTCCTCTGTGTTACGTGTAACGCAGGGATTGGTATGCTCAAAGATGACAGAGAGTTGTTACAAAGAGCAGTTGATTACCTTTCAAAAACAGGACAAAAAGAGTGTAGCTGATATGTTTAAATTCCGTTTCAATAAGCCTGACAAGGTGGAGGATGTTCTTGACATAACTGTAGAGATTGTTGTCGAGGAGGCTTCCCCTCCCAAGTCTCTGTTTGATGAGGCTGTCCAAGAAGCCCACGATAAGTTGTTGGAGGAGGCTGTGTGTCGTCAACTGACTGAAATGTGCTACACAAAGGAGCAGATAAGGCAGACAGAGTTGGCTAGGGTGGCTGCTCAGGTTGAGGGTAACGAGATCTGTGATCTGCATGAGGAGTTCCCCGATGCCATTCTCCAGCACACCCACTGGGGCTCTCAATTTGGTCTCAATCTAACTGTGGACGCTCTGGTAGAGAAGGTTGTCAGCATGGTTAAGGGAGAAGGGGATGAGTAGGCAGCCAATGCTATATGTGATGGAGGATGAGGGTGACTTATCCTCCCTCCTGTCCAACAGAAACATTGAACGTAGAGGCCCATATGAGTTTTGGAGTCACGACCAGGATCGCCCAGTAGTTATCTGTGCGGCTGATAAGCTTATGGAGACAATCTGTGGATATCAGTTTTGGACTGTGCAGTTCTATGAGGGCTTGTTCTCTGCACAACAGATCAACTATGCCCTGTGTAGGGTGCGACCAAGGAGAGATGATAAATGAGTAAGACACATCTTTTTATTCCAGACACCCAAGTACGTGATGGTGTAAACACAGATCACATTGCGGCTGCTGGGAAACTGTTGATTGACCGTAAGCCTGATGTTGTGGTGGTGATAGGAGACTGGTGGGATTTTCCATCCCTGTCCACGCATACACCCTCTCAGAAGCTTGCTTATGATCATCGTACATATAGCAAAGACCTCCAAGCAGGGATCAGGGCTATGGAGGCTTTCCTAAGGCCGATGGAGGAGTATAATGAGAGGCAGCGCAGGAACAAAAAGCGTCCATACCGTCCCCTTCTTGTGTTTACTGTTGGTAATCACTGCTACCGTGTGGATCGCCTATTGGAACAAAACACGGTGCTTGCCGGCATCTTACCGAGAGCAGAGGATTATCTTGCAGACAAAGGATTCATCGTCGTGCCCTACAAGCAAAAGACGGTTATCGACGGAGTTACTTACTGCCACTTATGTCCTCAAACCAAATCTGCTGGCGCTGTAGAACGTGCTCATCTCATAATGTCGAAGCGTAACGCCTCCTGGACCGTAGGCCATAGCCAGATGCTAGATTACTTCGTGAGTCCACATGAGCCTCGTCTCCAGTGTATTATTGCTGGTGCCTTCTATACCCATGACGAGGGCTACAAGGTGGGGAGTAATGATCATTGGAGGGGTTTGGTATATAAGACAAACGTCAAGGATGGGACATACGACCCTGAGTTCATTTCAATTGATGGATTGTTAGAGAGGTATTAATGGCCAAAATCAAGTTCGTTGACGAGAGAATAAGAAGTGAGCACCCCGAGGTGTTCCGTAATGACCCCACACTAGGGGGATTGGCAATGGAGCAAGTTTTGGACTTGAAGTTGTACAATACAGCACAATCATTTGTTAACATGCACGAAGAGAAAGGCAGGGAGGCAGCTCTGTTATGGTTTGTCTCTCGGGTGGGGGCTGAAGATCAAATCAAAGCGGCCCCTTACATCAAAGTGGCTTTTGAGAAGATTGGCTATCGGTTTAAATAGGAGATGAGTATGAGTGATATGGAAATGCCTAAATATATCTGCCATAAACAGGTGTGGGCGCTAAAGATCAAGGACCTCTTTGTTCGTGATGATTGTAGTTCTTTCTTCTATCCAGAGGATAAACGGTATTCACCTATCAACCTTACGGATGAATATGTGGAGAAACATCATCCTGAGGAGGGAGGTTATTATATCGTCTATAAGGGTGGATATAAATCCTATTCACCAGCCAATGCGTTTGAAGATGGTTATTCCAAAGTTTAGTCAACCCAAATAGGAGAAATAGATGAAGTGTTTGAAATGTAAGACAGGCGGAAGAGTTGTAAATAAGGCTGACACATATGGTGTTAAGCGTACTTGTCAGGGTTGTGGACATACGTGGAACAGTTTGCAAGATAGGGAGACCGTTCGGGTGTCCTTAGAGGACGCTGCGTGTGGGGTTTTGGATAAGCTTAGATCAGAGGAGCCTGAGTTCGTTGGTATTCGTCCATACGTCCCAGAAGCTCCTGTAAGCCCTCCTGAGGAGGTTGAGGACGCACCCACCCCTAAGGCAGAGCCTGCTGTTAAACGTGGCGCTAAGCGTAAGCCACGAGTTAAGAAGGAGGTGTAATGGATACGCCTCATTGGATGATTGACATATACGCTGATGAGGCTTTCTGGCTGTATGGCTGGGAAGCTGAGGAGGGAGAAGATGAAGCTGATAGTGGCGGGGGGTAGAGACTACACTGATAAGTTTTGCAGCACACTCAATTATCGGATAGGCAGGATGAGTGAACCTGTCACAGAGGTTGTGTGTGGCATGGCTAAAGGTGCAGACAGGGTTGGGTTTGAGTGGGCTGTCATGAACGACATCCCTGTTGCCCGGTTCCCAGCAGAGTGGGATAAGTGGGGGAAGGGTGCTGGCTATCGTCGTAATGCTGAAATGGCTAAGTATGCAGATGCCTTGCTTGCCTTTTGGGATGGCGAGAGTAAGGGGACAAAACACATGATAGACCTTGCTAATAAGGAAGGGCTATTGATTGCAGTGTATGACTACACAGGACAACGAGTTGATGTTTGAAACACTATATAAACCAGACAGCAAAGGTAAGATACGCGTCTGGAGCATCCGA